AATTTGGAGCACGATGCAGCTCGTCCTATTGGCAAGACGCTATCGATGGAACTATCACCGGACGGAAATTCCATTGAAGCCACTTTCAAAATCTCAAAAACTACTGCCGGCACGGACGCGATCCAGGAAGCAATGGATGGACTACGTGACGGCTTTAGCGTCGAAGCCAATGCAAACGATTTCACTCACGCAAAGGATGGAACAATGATCGTCAATTCAGCTGATCTTGTTGGCGTCGCATTGACCCACAATCCGGCATTTGATTCTGCACGTGTATCAAATGTCGCCGCAACAACAGCACCCGAAAATTCTGAATCATCAACCGATGAAGCAGAAGCCCAACCACAACAATCAACAGAAGGAGACGTCGTGGAAAATACCCCCGTCACAGAGCCAGCTGCCGTAGAGACGGCGGTAGAAGCTTCAGCACCGGTTCAAGCTGCATCAGTAGCAAAGCCGGTCAATTTCATCGCAACACGCAATCCAATTGTTTCACCTGAAACATACTTAATGCACAAAGTCGCAGCTGTACGCGGCAATGAGGAATCTCGTGCGTTTATTGCCGCAGCTACAGCATCCACCGATAACCCAGGATTGATCCCAACACGTCAGCTCCGCGAAGTCGTCAATGGCCTTGCAGACAATGTGCGTGCTTCAATCGATTCCATTTCAAATGGAACCCTGCCTACAGCTGGCCTTACATTCCAGATTCCAAAGATCACAGTGCTTCCATCTGTAGATCAAATCGATGAACTCGATCCAGTAACACCAACAGTCATGGAATCAGAGTTCATCAACGTGGATGTGAAGTCATTCAAGGGTAGCCAGGTCATGTCAGTGGAACTTGCAGACCGGTCAGACCCACTTTTCTACTCTGAATTGGTTTCAAATCTTTCTGCACAATATGCACGTGCAACAAATGAATACAATTCAGCACAGATCATCGCTGGTGCAACAAAGACTGCAACCGGTTATGGTTCAGACATCACAGCTGCCGAATTGCTCACATGGATTTCAAATGGCGCAGTCAGCGTTTATTCAAACACCATGAAATTCGCCGATGCAATTGTCGTCAGCCCAGCAATGTGGGGACGCATCATGTCATTCAACGATGCTGGACGTCCGATCTACAATGCATTGAACCCAATGAACGCAGCTGGAAATGCACAGCCACGCAGCCTTCGCGGATCAGTGAACGGCATCGATCTTTGGGTCGATACAGCTCTCACCGGAACAGCTGATAACTCAATGTACGTAATCAATCGCGATGCATACACCTGGTATGAATCTCCACGCTTGGAGCTTCGTACAAACGTCATTTCAGACGGCTCAATCGGAATTCTCATGTACGGCTATGGCGCAACTGCAACAAAAATTGCAGCTGGTGCATACGCTTTCGCAGACTAATTCCACACTAATCATCGGCCGGCTCATCTCCCGAACCGGCCGAGTCGCAGAGAGGAACGGAAATGCCAAATATCATCACGGCTGATGAACTACGTGCTGTACTTGGCGTTTCCGATTCCTTATTTGATGACGCATATTTAGATCAAATTATTGACAGCGCAGAGGCAACAATTTTGCCAATGCTCACGCAATACCAAAGCGCAGTAGTTGCGACAACAATCAAAAGCGATGTGCTTTACATCGACACACTGCGTCCAAATTTTTTCGTCCAGGGGCAAGGAGTCGTCCTGGCCGGAGTCGGTAACGGACTCGATGGCGCATACACAGTCAGTGATCATTCCGTCAAGCCATTTCAGGTCACTTGCGATGTGAATGAAGCTGATCGGATCACCACACCAGTGATCCCGGCTGGAACGATTACACTCGACGGCGGATCAGCTGCCGAGCTTTACGCAAATGTGGCTCCCGTCAAGACTGCCATTTTGATCGTCTCTACAGAAATTTTCCAAAGCGTAACTGCACCAGGCGGTCAAATTGAAGGCGTGGACTTTGCTCCAACGCCATATCGCATGGGTCGCAGCTTACAAAATCGAGTCATTGGATTGATTTCAGCTTATTACGATGTGGAATCTATATGCCAATGACAACTTTGCTCGATGTCCGGACTGAATTAGCGGATGCGCTATCAGGAGTAGCTGCATCGGTTTATCCGGTAGCACCTGAAGCCGTGATCCCACCAGCTTGCGTAATTATTCCCGATTCACCTTGGCTTGAAAATCTATTGATCAATGGAGCAGTAACAAAAGTCAAAGTCAATTTCATCGTGACGGCAGCGGTCGCAAATAACGCCAATTCAGGTGCTTTGGATCAATTGGAAGCACTCATCATCAGCATTTTGGGGGCAATGCCCGCAGGATACGTCGTCGGAGACGTCCAACGTCCGTCAATCGTTTCGGTTGGGGCATCGAATTTGCTTGTCGCAGATTTGAACGTCTCAACTTATTTCACTCAAGAAAATAACTAGGAGCAAAAATGACAACTATCATCACCGGTAGAGACATCACATTCACCATCGATGGTGATACGTACGATGCTCAGGCTACCTCAGCAACCCTTACCATCGATTCAACAATCAATACTTATCAAACACTCGACGGTAAGGCTTACTACACCACAGACACACAAGGCACATTCGCCGTTGAAATGCTCCAGGACTTTGGCGCAGCTTCATCACTTTGCGAAGCTCTTTGGAACGCAGCTGCGTCTGCACCAAATACAGCACTGCCAGTAATTTTCACAGTCGCAGGGGTTGCCTACGCGTTCAGCGTTCAGCCAATCTTCCCGGCTTTGGGCGGCACTGCACCTGATGCACTTACAGCATCACTTTCATTCACTTGTGTGACCACACCGGCACTCGACTAATAGAAACCATCGGGAGTAAAAATGCGACTAGAAATCACAATCGAATACATGTCAGGCAAGTCTGAAACCTACGTGGCACAACCACCAGAGTGGCGCAAGTGGGAAAAGGACACCGGAAAGCTTGTCAGCGACGCGACAGGGAAGATCGGAATTTCTGATCTTCTCTTTATCGCGTATCACGCTATGAAGCGTGAAGCCGCTGGCCAGCCCGTCAAGCCAATCGATATTTGGTGCGACACCGTTGCGAACGTCATTGTGGATGAGGCAAACCCAAAAGCCACAGACCTGGAAGCATCGGGAGAATAATCGTCGGACTTGCTTTGGATACCGGAATCCCAATGCAATATTGGATTGATGCCGATGACATTTTGACAGCATTGGAGATTTTGGCAGAACGAAAGGAAGCGCAAAATGGTCAATGAGGCAATTGCCTACGATAAAAGCGACCTTCGTGGCGTCCTCAAAGCTTTCAAGGCAATGGATGATCAGGCTATCCAGGAAGCCAAAGTGTCATCCAATGCACTCGCTTCATATTTACAAGGCAAGATTCAAGGCAAGGCGCAGACGTTGCAATCACGAAATGTGGCTTCTCGCATTGCCGATGGATCGCGTGTCAGCAAGTCAAGCAAAATCGGCGAAATCTCATTTGGTTTCGTCAGTCAAAAATTCAGTGGTGGAGCTACGACTCAACAGCTTTGGGGCGGTTCGGAATTTGGTTCAAACCGTTTCAAGCAATTTCCAGTGTGGTCAGGTCGCGAAGGCCGTGGATCGCGTGGATGGTTCATTTATCCAACACTGCGTGCCGAACAGCCGTACATCATCAATGAGTGGGAAAATTCATTCGATAAGATTTTGAAGGAGTGGGGCTGATGGCAACCGGATCAAGAACGCTTAAACTTTCGATACTCGCCGACGTCGATCAGTTGAACAAATCGCTGAAAGCGGCGAATAACGACGTTGAATCATCATCGAGCAAGATTTCAGATTTTGGCAAAAAGGCAGGCCTGGCATTTGCCGCTGCCGCCGCTGCCGCAGGTGCTTACGCCATCAAGATTGGCATCGATGGCGTCAAAGCTGCAATCGCTGATGAAGCTGCACAGGTCAAACTGGCCGGTGCACTTCGTAACGCAACCGGGGCAACCGATGACCAAATCGCAGCCGTTGAAAAGCAAATTCTCAAAATGTCATTGGCAACAGGCGTCAGCGATGACCAGCTTCGTCCGGCGATGGCTCGTCTATCCCTTAGCACCCAAAATGCAGGCAAAGCACAGGAATTGCTGGCTTTGGCACTAGATGTCTCGACGCAGACGGGAAGACCGCTGGAAGGGGTCGCTAACGCCTTAGGAAAGGCCTATGACGGCAATACAGCCGCACTTGGCAAACTAGGTATCGGACTCTCATCAGCTGAACTCAAGGCCATGTCATTTGAGCAGGTTCAAGGCCGCTTGTCTGATCTCTTTGCCGGCGCAGCCACAGCAAACGCAAACACCTTCGCAGGCCGAATGGAAAGACTCAAAGTCACATTTGATGAAGCCAAAGAAACCATCGGATTTGCTTTGCTTCCAATCCTTGAAAAGCTGATGAACTTTATGACCCTTCACGTGATTCCAATTGTGGAGAAGGTATCAAACGCATTTTCTAATAAGTCAGGCGGCTTGACAGGCTACATCGAGTATTTGGGAGCAGTCATCACAAACGTATTCACACCAATTTGGAGTGGACTCGTCAAAGCTTTTGGATACATCAAAGATGCCATCGGTGAGAATATGGATTCATTCTTGGCATTTGGCAAACTCATTGCCGATTACGTTGCACCCGTCATTGGTACGGTATTGGGTAAAGCATTGCAAGGCGTTGGAATAATCGCCGGTGGAGTCATCGACATCGTTGGCAACATCGTCGGAGTCATTACCAAAGCGATTCAGGGTGCAATCAGCGCAATCAACTGGCTTTTGGAAAAATACAATTCCATTCCACTTTTGCCAAATGTGCCACTGATTCCAGTTTCATCAGCACCAACAGTTAGCGTGCCAAAATCCAGTTCAAGCGGATCATCATCTGCCGTGCCATCGATTCCATCAGTCCCAACCATTACGCCACCGGGTGCATCAGCTTCCGAATCGGCCAGCAAATCCGTGGCAGCTACCGGAGCAGCAATCACATCGATGACTGCGACTCTCGTACCAACGGTGACAATCGGTGGAGCACCTGCCGGATATAAGCAAGAAACATTCACACCAACCGTCACCATTGGCGGTGCACCGGCAGGATACGTCAGCAATGCCGTTGCACCTCAAGTGACCGTAAATATGGGAGTGGTCGGTGATCCGGAAGCGGCAGCACGTACTATCACCACAGTATTGAATAACAGCTACTACCGCGGCACAGGCGGTGCAGGGGCTTTGGTCGGATGACACTTTTTAATCCCGTTTGGGATGTAACTATCAACGGCGTTCATTACACCGAATTCGTGCTGGCCAATTTAAGTATTCAAAGTGGTCGAAACAATATCTATGAACAGGCGCAAGCTGGATATTGCAATTTAACGCTTTACAACGTCAGCCAATCCCAGGTGAGTATCAACATCAATGATTCCGTGGGAATTTCTTTGAAAGATTCCAACGATAATTTCGTGCCTATCTTTGGCGGTTCAGTCGTTGATCTATCAGTGGAAGTCGTGCAAGCCGGCAATATTGGAGTCACTCAATCAATCAATATCATCGCTTTGGGTGCACTTTCCAGGCTTCAAAAAGCACTTTATTCAGCAAGCTTGAACCGAGCACATGACGGCACACAAATCAATACCGTGCTCACCGATTTGCTTTTGAATAATTGGTCGGAAGTACCATCAGCACTTACCTGGGGCAATTACACGCCAGCGACGGAGACGTGGGCAAATGCTCAAAATGTCGGCTTAGGTGAGATTGACACGCCTGGCAATTATGATCTTGCTGCCCGTTCAGCTGACACTATTGATGTTTATTCATTGGTTTCAGCACTGGCAACGTCAGGGCTTGGTTATATCTACGAAAATGCACAAGGCCAAATTTCCTATGCAGATTCGACCCATCGATCCCAGTATCTTGCCGCAAATGGATACACCGAACTTTCAGCTGCACAGGCTTTGGCCGCAGGAATCAAGGTTCAGACCCGTGCCGGAGACGTACGCAATGACGTGACCATCCAGTATGGCTCAAATTCATCAAGCCAGGTAAGTGATGAAGATTTGACGTCAATCGCGATTTATGGTCGGTTGGCACAAATTATCGCCACCACGTTGCATGACCAGGTTGATGCCGAATCTCAGGCAGCCTTTTATTTGAAGTTGCGTGCCTATCCTCAATACATGATGCAGTCAATCCGTTTCGAGCTGACAAATCCGGAGATTGACGATGCTGATCGTGACGCCTTAATCAATATTTTCATGGGGTTGCCGCTGCGAATCTCTGATCTTCCGCAAAATATGTCAGCTGGTCAATACGCAGGATTCGTCGAAGGCTGGCAATGGTCTGCCGGATATAACACAATTGCCGTGACAGCTTTGCTCTCGCCATTGGCTTATTCATTGCAGGCAATGAAGTGGGAGGATGTCAGCGTGTCGGAGCAATGGAACACCATCACAAACACATTAACGTGGGAAAATGCCCTCGTAGTCGCGTAAGGAGAAAATATGAGTAACCCGACCAGCAATTTTGGGTGGCAAATGCCCACAAATACTGACCTTGTGACAGATTTGCCAGCTGATTTTGAAGTTTTTGGCCAAGCGGTTGATACCTCGATGGCTGATCTCAAAGGCGGTACAACCGGCCAGATTCTTTCAAAAAATTCAAATACCGATATGGATTTCATTTGGATCGCAAATGATCAAGGCGACATTACTGGAGTCACTGCCGGAACTGGTCTTTCAGGCGGTGGCACAAGCGGCGCAGTAACGCTTTCAATCGATACAGCAACGACAGTTGATAAAACAACGGCACAAACTCTTACCAACAAAACTCTCACAGCTCCAGTAATTTCAAGTATTTCAAACACTGGCACTCTTACATTGCCTACGAGCACCGACACGTTAGTTGGCCGAGCAACGACAGACACATTGACCAATAAAACGCTGACATCACCAAAAATCAGCTTAGCTTATACAGCCAAAACAGCGACCTACACAATCGCAAGCGGCGACGAATCAGCATTGTTCACGATGAACGCCGCAACTGCACAAAATTTTCAAATCCCAACAGATGCAACGTTCAATTTTGCTATCGGCACAGTGGTTAATTTTGCTTGGATTACTGGCGCAGGTCAGCCGTCAATAGTGGCAGTTACTCCAGCAACGACAACCATCATTTCAACGGGTGCGACTTCAGCTTCGCCAAAATTGAGAGTGGTCAATAGCGCAGCCAGTGCCGTAAAATTGGCAGCAAATAGTTGGCTCGTGGTGGGCGATTTAGCTTGATGAATACTTTGATTGGCATTGTTGCTTCATCAATGAAAGGTGTTTCACTGGCCATTGATTATCTTGTTGTTGCTGGCGGTGGCGGCGGTGGAGCTGGTGATGGTTCAGGCGCTGGCGCTGGTGGTATGCGTTGTACAGTCACAGCAACTGGCGGCGGAGGAAGCCTTGAATCGGCTTTAACATTATTAAAGAGTACGAATTATACAGTCACAGTTGGCGGCGGTGGAGCTGGTGAGATTTATAGTCCAGCATCAGCTCAAACAAATGGTAGCAATAGTATTTTTTCTACCATAACAGCAACTGGCGGCGGCAAAGGTTCTAGTTTTGGACAAAACGGCACAAATGGCGGTTCTGGTTCAGGCGCTGGAGCCACAGCAGCTACAGCAGGAACCGCGAGTCCTTCTGGTCAAGGATATGGCGGTGGTAACAGTAGTTCAAGCAGTACAGAAGGACAACGCCACGGCGGTGGCGGCGGAGGAGCTGGTGCTACTGGGGGTAACGGCACAAATAGTGGCGGCGGTAACGGCGGTAACGGCGTTGCTACTAGTATTAGTGGTAGTTCTGTAACTTACGGCGGCGGCGGTGGAGCTGGTGCTGATAGAAATAACTCGGCTACTGGTGGAACTGGTGGAACTGGCGGCGGAGGAGCTGGTGGAGCTGGTTCAGGCGCTGTTGCAGGCGGAGCTGGTACAGCGAATACTGGCGGTGGCGGCGGTGGTGGTAATGCTGCTGCTTCTGGTCCAATTGGTAACGGCGGTAACGGCGGTTCTGGGATTGTTATTTTGCGTTATCCAAGCGCATACACAATAACTATTGGAGCAGGACTTACTGGATCAACTTCTACATCTGGTTCTAATAAAATTACTACCATTACGGCTGGTACGGGAAATGTGAGTTGGGCATAATGGCACATTACGCATTTATAGATGAAAATAACATTGTTACCGAAGTAATAACTGGCATTGATGAAACTGAACTTATTGAAGGCAAAAACCCTGAAATTTGGTATGGAGAATTTAGAGGGCAAAAATGCGTTCGGACTTCATATAATCACAAAATTCGTTACAATTATGCAGGAATTGGTTATTTATACGATTCAGTAGATGATGCGTTTATTGCTCCAATGCCTGAATGTGGTCATAGTTCTTTGAAATTAAATGATCAAAAACGATGGGAGTGCGCTGATTGTGAAGCTGTTATCGAGCAACGGCTGGCCAGCCTCTAAAGATCGTATAGCCATTGGAATTAAATCTTTTTCAGTACCCGGCACATCCGGCAAACTTGCCTGCGCCGAAGCTGTTGCACCTTTGCTGATTGGATTTGCAGCTGAGTTTCACAAGCTTATCGAGCCAATCGATGGGGGCAGTCTCGATGATTGGGGATATTGTTTTCGCGATGTCCGTGGAAATGTGGGGAAGCTTTCCAACCATTCATCGGGCACAGCCATCGATCTCAATGCCACAAAGCATCCATTGGGAAAAATTGGCACCTTTCCAAATGAGAAAGTACCGATGATCCGAGCTTTGGCAAAAAAATATGGCTTGACATGGGGTGGCGATTATCGAAATCGCAAGGATGAAATGCATTTTGAAGTAGCATTGACGCCGGCAAAGGCTGCCGCATTGATTGAAAAACTGGAGAAGGATCGTGAAAGAATTCAAAGCTCTCGCAGCTAGTTGGGGACGTTCATTTTTAGCAGCTTCATTGGCCGTGTATTTGGCCGGAGTGACCGATCCGAAAGCAATCATTGGTGCTGGTGCAGCTGCCGTGTTGCCAGTCATTATTCGCTGGCTTAACCCTAACGATTCACAGTTCGGCATCCGTGGCAAATGACGGAGCTAGTCCAGGCAGTTGGCGTCATAGCGGCGGCAACGATTTCAGCCATCGCAGCCATTTTCGCGGCCAAATCGGAACGTAACAGCCGTCCAGTATCCAACGGCTTTGCCGAGGGCTTACGACACGACGTACGGGAAATTCGAGCCATGATGATCCAGCACTTAAACGATCACGCGAAGGATTAGACACGCCGAAAATCACGCGGGATTCTTGCAATTGTCAGTCCAATCCGTCACCTTAGGACGTGGGAGATTCGACAAGCTCCCATCGGGAGAAAAAAATGACAGTGCTACAAATCATTCTAGTGATCACTCACCTATTCATGCTTTATTGCGGTTATTACGTTGGACGATCCGACGGCTATAAAGAGGGCAAGGCAATCGGCTATCGCCGGGGTCAAGCTCTTTCAAAGGCGGTCAAATAAATGGGATTCCTGGACAATTATGAGACAGTCAATCAAAAAGTTCAGCGGCTACACGCCAAATTCCCCACAAACAAAATTCACACATCAATCATCGATTGGAATCCGGAAAAGGGTTACATTCTCATCGAATGTCGAATTTATCGTCATTACGAGGATGAACAGCCAGCCGCAATCGATTACGCACACGGCATGGTAGGTGCTTACAATCCACAAATGAAGCGTTGGTACGTCGAGGACACAGTATCCAGCGCAATTGGCCGTGCAGCTTCGGTCGTACTTGGCGTCGAGGAAAAGCCGAGCCGGGAAAATATGGAGCAGGTTGAAACGATGCCCAAATCATTCGTTGATGATGACCCATGGAGCAAGCCATTTGCTGAGGAAGGATTTGCCACGGCAAAGACAGCGGTGGAACAGATCGCAGCTGAACTTGGTGGCCAATTGGAATCAGAATCGCCTATTTGCAAGCATGGTCACATGATTTTGAAAGAGGGTGAAAAGAATGGCAGTCCATATCGTGGCCATGTCTGCCCGGAGAAAAGCAAAGCAAATCAATGCCCGGCGATTTGGTATCGCTTGGGCAGCGATGGAAAGTGGCGTGAGAGACTATGAGTGCACCATTAAATCCATTCGAGGATTACGTATTTCAAAGCTTTGCTGGAGTCGAGAATTGCGATTATTGCGACTCATTCACCCATACAAACGAGTGGCTACGGCCTGATGGCGGAATTGTGTTCGTATGCAATAACTGCCAATATTCAAAGCGATTCCCGGAGATAAAGGCGCAGAAAAATGGGTGATCTATACATTGAAAAGCCCAACGGCGAATCATTGACAATTCTGCGTGATGGCACGGAAATTCGTGAAATGCGTGAGCCGATTCAGCTTGATTGGTGCGACAAATGCGAGCAATGGAAAGAGTTGTCAGGCGGCCACTATTTGCAGACGGAAGGAATCAAAATGATTTGGTTCTGTAGGGAATGTAAATGATTCCAGTCAAGCTCACACATGATGAGGAAATGGTCTGCGCTGCCTACGCATTATTGCGTGCCCATGGAGCTGAGAAAATGAACGATTACAGCGTTCAAAAGCTGAATCTATTCCAGGACATTGCTCGAAGTGCCGAAGCCATCGGCGCAGAGAACGCAGTGCACAAATACTTTCACCGAGACGTGCCGTTCAAGCCAACGCTGAACACTTTCAAAAGTCAGGCGGATGTGGGATGGAATCTCGAAGTCAAGCACACGCCATGGAAAGACGGCTGTTTGATATTGCGTGATCGTGATCGAGCTGAGGACGTGGCAGTCCTGGTCACTGGCAATTCACCGAATTACTACATCGTGGGCTGGATTCCAATCGGCATGGCTAGGCGTCCACAACGCAAACGTGGCGATGGTTCATATTGGATTAACCCGTCAGACTTAAACCCAATCGAGAATCTGAATCGGAGTATCTATGCTCGAAGTAATCAAGCTTGACTGCCGCGTCGAAAAGAAATCGACGGATCACAAGATCGTTCACGTTACAGATAACCTGCCACCCAACGTTCATTGCGTCGAGTGCATGAGCTGCGGCGTGCTCGGTATCTCGCTATTCCAGGATCAGAAAGATTCGTAGCCTGTGGATAACCTGTGGACAACACGCCGAAGCCCCGTTCAAGTTATCCACATTGTTGCAATGTACTTGACACGTCGATTACTCTGCGCTGGCCAGCGAGCCGCAGGGCGATGTAGCTCGCGGCCGATTAGCAGAGATCGAGCCGGTCTATGCCTAATTGCGGCCTTGCTGTGTTTATCGACAGTTCCCGCAAATGCATCAACGATGGATCATTACAAGCTTTATGCACATTCCAGGATCATTAACGATAAAGAATACGAGTGCTTCAAAGCAATCATCACAAAAGAAAATAGATCATGGGATGTCAAGGCAAAGAATGGATCGCATTACGGATTGGGACAGATGAGATCAAAACATTATCGCAATCTCGATGGCTATCGTCAGATAGATGCAACAATCAAATACATCAAGTCACGCTATGGTTCGATGTGCAAGGCATGGCTATTTCACGGAAGGCATGGATATTACTGATGTCAAAAGCCTGGATGAATGGCAGCGGCAAAGGATGGCGCAAGATTAGGGAACGCATATTGCTGAGAGATGGATGCTGCCAGCAGTGTGGTGAAACCGAAGGTCAGATGCACATTGATCACATCGTTCCAAAGCGATTGGGTGGCACTGATCACGATGAGAATTTGCAGCAGCTGTGCCAAAAATGCAATTTACGCAAGGGTGGTGCTTTTTTTGAAGCGGTTTTGACACCCCCGACTCTCCATGGACGTTATATACCCCAAAACGTCTCCAAAAGTCATGATCAAGCCTGAACAGGTCATAACCAGTGGACATCAAGCTGAAACTGGCTCAAATCGGCTGGAATCGGTTTTAGAACCGGAATCAGCTCG